GGTTATCCAAGTGCAGGACGTGTCGCATGGGACGCATGGGGTGGAGATCCGGGGCAGTCTTGGGTGAATGGTTTGCCTCAAGATACAAGAGATGGTTTAGATTTGATACAAGATAACTCTAATGAAATGGAAGATAGACAGTTGGAAGATTACTCTTACAGTAAAGAAGAACTGGTGGCAAAAGTGGCCGAGCTAAAAAGCGAGGTTTTGGAGCTTGTGGGCAAGTTGGCTAAAACTGTCGATGGTCTTTCCGAGCTGGTTGAGGCCGTAACCGAAGCTGAGGTTCTTGAGGTTGTCGATTTGGTTGAGCCGTCAGAATCATTGACCGTTGAACTTGAGCAGGACAGTGTTCGCTTTGTGGATCCGTTAAAGGTTGTTGAGTTGCATGAGCGTGGCGAGCGTGTGATGTCTGGGATTGAACGTCGTGAAGCATTACAGGATTTAGAGATTCGCCAAGATGGCGATGGCATGACTCTTAGGGGTTATGCAGCTGTATTCAATAGCCCTTCACAGCCGTTGCCGTTTATTGAAACCATTCAACCGGGGGCGTTTAGAGATTCATTAAAGGATTACCGTAATGACATTAAGTTGTTATGGAACCATGACACTGGCATTGTTTTAGGTTCAACTAGGGCAGGTACTTTACGCCTTATGGAAGATGAGCGTGGCTTGCTGGTCGAAGCTGATCTACCCATGACTCAGGCTGGAAAAGATGCAGCCATAAGTATTCAAAGAGGAGACGTGACGGCTTTTAGTTTTGGATTCCGTATTCCTGCAGGTGGGGACGAATGGGCCAATGCTAGTCAGCGTATTTTGAAGCGTGTCAACATCCACGAGGTAAGTGTTGGCGTTGCCTTCCCTGCCTACACTGCGACCGATGGGACAGCCACGGTGCGATCAATGACCGACCTCAGCGAAAAGATTATGCAGCTGGCCGAATTGCGTGGCATTTCTGCCGAGGAGCTGACCGATGCGTTACTGGCTCTGGAGGCTGGCGAGGAGTTGACTGAACGTCAGGGCGAACTGCTAACCGACACTTTAGGCAAGGTTCTCAAGAAGGATCCAGAGGTTGCTAATGCCCAAAATATTCTGGATCTGAAGAAAAAGCAGCTTGATTTGCTGATGCAGCGTGTATAATATTTAGGTAGGCAGTCCCCTCATGTTTCCTGCCTGCCTAATAAAGAAAACTAATTCTTTTCCCCCTAATTTGTCCTAGGGGGTTTTCTTTTATGCGTGTGTCTTGTTTATGTATAGAATAGTTCTGTTAGTGAGCGTGTACGCCCTAGCAGGTTATGTGAGTGTACTCTGAACCGAAAACTAATCCATTTATTTATGTTCTTGAAAGGAACAGACCTATGAGCGAATTTATCGCAAGACAGGTTGATGCTAAGGCTAAGGCGTGGCACGAAGCTAAGGAACTGATTGATTCAGTTGAAGCTCGTGGTGGCGTTTGGTCAGGTGAAGATGAGGCTAAATACGCTTCTCTAACTGCAGACATCAACAAGAGAAATGAACTAATCGAGCTTGAGCAGCGTGAAGCAAAGACTTCCGAGGCTATGCAGGCTGCAGCAGTGAACTTTGCTGGTGCAAGTGTTACCGATTCAGAGTCAGACATTCTTCGCAAGATGATTGATGGCGAGATCCGTGGTCACGAGTTTAAGTCAGAGCAGAGAGCTATCACTGGAGGAAGTCAGGGGGCACCGGTTCCTACAAGCTTCTACAACGAGATTGTGAGAGTCGCAAGACTCGTTAACCCTCTTCTTGAGTACGCTACTGTAATCAACACTGCTTCAGGTGAAAACCTACAGATTCCGTCACAGGCAACTTTCTCTACAGCGACTATTGTTGGTCAGGGAGTTTCCATCGGTACTAGTGAGCCGTCCTTTAACAACTTCACGACTCTAGGGGCTTATAAATATTCAGCGATCGCACAGCTGTCACGAGAACTGATAAATGACGCTGGCGTGGATATTATTGGATTCCTAGCAGAGCAGTTTGGAAACGCATTCGGTTTCGCTATAGCCAACAAGATCGTTAACGGAACTGGCACAGTCGAAAACCGTGGATTCCTAACTGTCGCAGGCACTGGTGTTACTGGTTCTGCTTCAACAACTGCTATTGCAGGGCCAAACGTAATCGGTGGTTTCACTGCTGATAACGTTATTGACTTGGTTTACAGCCTTGACGGATCACTTCGTACACGCCCATCATTCGCTCTTCTAGCAAACAGTGGTTCTATCGCTGCACTTCGCAAGTTGAAGGATGCTCAGGGTCGTTACCTGTTTGATGTTGGTGTTGGTCAAGAAAGACGCGACCTAGTGTTGGGTGTTCCTGTTATTGAAACTCCTGCGATGCCTTCAATCGGTTCAGCAACTACTCCACTTGCAGTTGGAGATTTGAAGAGCCTCTACGTGAGAAATGCTGGTGGGCTTCAGGTCGACCGTTCGGACGACTTCGCCTTCGGTAACGATTTGGCCAGTTGGAGAGCCACTTGGAGACTCGACTCAGCCCTAGTGCAGACTGCGAACATCAAGGTGTTCAAGGGTGGTACAGCGTAATAGCTGACTCATAGACTTCACCCCCCAATTCGGCTGCGTAGGGCTGTTTTGGGGGGTGTTTTCTATTATGCTTAGGCCATGACTAAATCGACTATTTCTTGGTACAGCAACTCTCTAAATCAAAACACTGGCTATGGAACACAGTCGAAGCAGGTGATCAAACGTTTAGTTGCTGACGGCCATCAGGTCGCCATGCTTTCCAATTATGGTGGCGAGGGTGTTAACAGTTTGATTGAAACAGGATCAGGTCTTATCCCCCACTACTCTCGTGGCATGAATCAGTACAGCACTGACGTTTTGCCCTTGAACCACGCTCACTGGAAAGCAGAGAACCCTGATCTGCCTTCCTTCCTCGTGACCCTCTATGACGTGTGGGTGCTGGACAACCCTGCTTTAGATAACATCCCCATCGCCTCTTGGGTTCCAATAGATCACAGCCCTGCCCCTGAAAAGGTTCTAGCTTGGTTGAGAAAACCTAATGTCACGCCTATTGCGATGAGCAAGTTTGGCAAGTTTGAGATTGAAAAGGCAGGCCTTGAGTCTGAATACATTCCTCACGCTATTGAAACAGACATTTTTAAGCCAACCGAGTTTTTGCCTGACGGCCAATCTGGCCTAGAGTTCGTAGGAGGTAAAGATAAGTTCGTTGTGGGCATGAACTTTGCTAATAAGGCAGGTGGGTTTATTCACCGTAAGGCTGTATCTGAGAACCTTTTGGCTTTCGCAATATTCGCAAGCAAGCATGAAGATGTGATCCTGTATCTGCACACTGAACCGTATGGCAAGCAGTCTGGATTCGTTTTGCCTAACATTCTTAGTGCTTGTGGTGTTCCACCTGAAAAGGTGATGATGGTCGATCCGATAGCTTACACTTACGGCATCAGTGCCGAGACCTTGGCATCTATCTATTCAGCTTGGGACGTTGGTTTGTTTACAAACTACGGTGAAGGCTTTGGCATTCCCCAGATAGAGGCCCAAGCCTGTGGGGTTCCCATCATAACTTCTAACTTTGCAGCTTCAGCCGAGCTCGCAGGCCCTGATTCGTTTCTCGTTAATGGACAGCCGTTTTGGGATGCAGGCCAGCACACTTGGTTCAACATACCTCTGGTTGCTGGTATTGTGGATGCGTTGGAGCAGGCGTATCAGCGTGGCCGTAAAGAGTTCCCTGATACTGTGGCGTTTGCTCAAGCCTACGATGCCGACAAGGTGTTCGCTGAATCGTGGCGACCTTTGATTGACAAGCTTTCTGCCTGATAGTTTTTACCAGATAAACTTATAAGAGACTTTAGGAGTTTATTTTGGCACTTACGAACGCATACTGCACTTTAGCAGACGTTAAGGCTGCACTTCGCATTCAAGACACTTTAGATGATCTTCTGATTGAGAACAGCATCAACTCTGCCTCTAGGCTCATCGACCAATACTGCAACCGATACTTTTATTCAACTGCTGCAGGTGAAGTCAGATACTATAAGGCCAACGATGGGTTCACTTGCTGGATTGATGATCTGCAATCTATCTCTGACCTTAAGACTTCCAGCACGGATCCACTTATTTTTGACACCACTTGGGAGGTTGGCGATTACCAGCTTCAACCTAACAACTCTAGGTCGAATGGAGCGTATTCGCCCTTCACCTACATCGTTGCCACAGATAACTATTTGTTCCCTGTTTGGGCCGACATCGCCTTGGTTCAAGTAACAGGTCAATTTGGTTGGGCAGTCACTCCAGACCCGATAAAGTTCGCCACAATCATTCAAGCCTCAAGGTTATTCAAACGCCTCGAGTCACCTTTGGGTGTTGCAGGTGTTTCAGACATAGGCATTATGCGTGTTGGTGCGAACATTGATGGTGATGTCGCTCAACTCTGCAATCCGTTCCGTCTGCTTAGAACAGGGGCATAATGTCGATCAGTTTGCTTCGTGCAGGTTTGGCGAAGAATCTGCAGACTATAAAAGGCCTGCGTGTCGTTGAAACCCTTCCAGATTTAGTCAACCCCCCA